AAGATTCAAGGTGTTGTGCGTGGTTTAAGAGACGTACAATATCTCTATAATCGTCGGAAAGTAATTGAATATAATTTAGCAGAGTCTAGAACTAACTCTGGCTTTATTGTTAAAGAGGGCGCATTAAAAGATCCAGACTCAATCTTGAGGGCTGGTGATGGTCGACCTATAATTGTTAAAAGAGGTTTTGAGCTTGCAGATGTTGCACCGATACCTCCAGTAGATATTCCACAATCATTTACACAATTATCACAGATGCTTGCAGATGAAATTCAACAAATATCTGGCGTTAATGAGGAATTATTAGGCTTCGCTGATGACGACATATCTGGCATGAGAGCGAGGATGAGACAAGCCCAAGGTGTAACAACATTGCAGTCATTATACGATAATCTTGAGTCATCTATGACATTATTAGGGGACTCTATAGTTAAACTCATACAAAAAAATTATGCTCCCAGCAAAGTTAAACGTATCATCAATGAAGAGCCACATGCACAGTTTTATACTAAGTTGTTTCCTAAGTTTGATATTGTTATCTCTGAAGGATTCGATACTATTAATCAAAGACAAAACGAGTTCGGTCAGTTGCTTACTCTACGTAAAGAGGGAATTAACATTCCTGATAGCGTAATCATAGAAGCAGCTCCACTACAAAACAAAAAGAACTTAGTACAGGCTATTGAACAGCAAAATCAAAAAACTGATGAGATGGAACAAATGAGACTTAAAGCTGATCTACAAGAGCAACAAGCAACTACAAATATGATTAATGCTCGTGCTGAATCTGATTCATCTCTAGCTAAAAAACGTGCTAGTGAAATAAAACTTGATAAGTTCAACATGTTGTATAAGAGTGCTGAATCTTCAAGAGAGGAACAAAAAACCAATACCGAAACTATAAAAACACTTAAAGAGTTAGAGCAATCTGATCCAAATCGCATTGATGAATTGCTTGAATTGTTAAATATGATACAACAAAATAGAGATATGGCGATTCAGAGTACTGAGATGGACAATGTTGCCAACCAACCTGATTTGCCACCACAAGATCTGGGGCCACAAATGCAGGAGCAACCACCTATGCAGGATGAGCTAGCACAAATGCAAGACCCTACACAGATGCAAGGGCAGTTACCAATGCAGGAACCTGACCCGGGACAGATGGGTGGAGGAATGCCTCCAGGATTGATTTAATCATTGTGTTCTCCTTTTATTTAAACGGGGTAGCTAATTCTAGTTATCCCGTTATATAATATTGGAGATGAAATATTAATATTTTTATTTTAGGAGTAATAATCATGGCAAAGTCCAAAAAAATGTCCTACAAACCAAAGTCCGGTAAAAAGGGTTTGTATCAAGACTGTACCAATGGTATGGATTCCAAAAAGTTTTGGAACCTTATAAATGCAACCAAAGGCAACGTTCCTCAAGACTATCAAACGGCTGTTCTTCCTATGAATAATGACAAATAATTAGGAGTTATTATGCCAACGTGTATTCGAACAGCGGATGCGCAAAAGATGCATGAAGCGCTAAAAAATCCGCTTAAAAAAGATAAACGTGGTAAAAGGAAGAAGCGAAGTAAAAACAGGGTGTATTAATACACCCTGTCGTTTTATGCACTACAACACATAATATTTATAAACCGTATAGGGATATTATTTTTGTGCATAAATAAATCTTATAAGATCGTTAACTAAATCTACTGGCTTACAATCAAATCTTACCAGCATTTCATTATATTTTTTATTAGCTATTGGTGTCAGGTATATTGTTTGCATCTTTGTTATAGGTTCCTCATTCAGATTCATTAAATAAATAGTTCCTGGATTAATAGCCATAGTATAAAAAAGATTTAATGCTCGCTCAAAAATGCCTGATATTGTAGGCATTGTTTTATCAACCTGCGATAATGTTTGCTTTATGTCTGCTTCAGGTGCATGACCTGCTGCATATTTTTTACGAATATCTATAAGGAGATCGTAGTTATCTTTGCTTAAAGCAATTGTTTTTTTTATCTTCTTCATGGTTACCTCTTTTTAAATTGTTTTTTGTGTGCGAGTTGTATGCCATAAAGTATGATCTCAGTTGCTGTAACACGTCTGGAATAATTTAAATCCTCAGACCTAGCTGTTGCAATTTCCTTCAACATCTTGCGATATTCATTGCTCATCAATATCAAAACAGGTTTATTTTTCATCTTTTTTGATAGGTTCAATAAACCCATCGATTTTTGCACCATATAACTTTGCAGTGAAAATACATTGTCTTAATTGTGATAGTACAATGTTTACTCTATGTTTAACAAGTTTGACACTATCTTCCTCAGATAGAGTCTTTTTTTCCTTATCGTCAATTTGATCTTCTTTGACATATTGTGATGGTACAGTTAGGAATTGAATACAATCTTTGCCATCACAGTTAACAATAACATTGTATGTATCTTCACCATCATTTTTAGTTAGTTTTAATTCAGCGTTTTTAATACCTTCAAAATCTTTAAATTCAAATTTCATCTTATTCCTTATCTTTAAGAATTTATGTGCTCTTTTATAATTTTCATCGTACCACGTTGGTACATGTTTCATTCCACAAGCACTTAGTGAAATAAGTAACAATAATATCAAACCTTGTTTCATTTTAAACCCCTCTATGGATATATATAAAAGTTATAGCATAGTTATATATAAATATGCAACAAAAAAAATGTCCGGCTTTTACACCGGACATATCCTTATCTTATTATGATAGGGATAAGCTTAGATAAGATTGTAACGGCTAGCTTTGTTAGACTCACTGATACTTTGATTGCGTTTTTGACGTTTGTTGGCGTGCAGCAAGTAGCTTCCTCTTGTTGTTGGTGACGTCTATCTTGGATGTGTATCTGTTGATATCTCTTTTTGGGTTGGCGTTTATATTTGTGTTGTGTATAGGTTAATGGAGAAGATAACAATAGAGTGACGAGTAATATATTAACAACTTTCATTTTGGTTCCTCCTATTTTAAGTGTTAATATCATTAACAAGATAACATATTAAAAGGAAAAATGTATGGAAATTCATAAAAATTGGGTTAGATATACTAAGTTACGGGACATTACGGGGCCAACTGTTGGTGAGCAGGCTGCCTCTGTTGATCATCTACGTAAATATAATACACATAGCGTTGAAGATCAGGTTATGGCTAATCTTCATGACTTTGATGAGCAAATTAATGAATGTGTGGCTAATGGTAAAAAACATTTTGATGGTGACTTTTATATTGAAGTTCTCATAAAAAAAGAGCGTCTTATTTCAGATGCCTATATGAATATATTTGCAGCAAGGCGCACTTGTCCGTCTCCGTTTCATGATCAGATTGTATATAAGTATGTAAAAAATGGGGATGAAATACAATTTTTATGGTGTGTCCCTGACCGAACTGTTTGTGATTATTATAAAAATATAGTGCTTATAGTACCTGAAGATGAAAAAGATATATATGAGCATATTGTAAAATATTATGATGGTACATATGCCAAACTTGCTTTTACGGAAAACAATAAAGATCAAAAAAATATAATTATTGAGGGTTAAATATGATAAACGAAGAAACAATGGATAGTCAGGAAATTCAACCAACTGAATCTCCTCAAGATGAAATGCCTCAAGAAGACATTCAACCAGTTGAAGAGCCACAACAACAAGAGCCGGTACAACCTAAAGGCGATTTTGATGAAAACATTAAATTATTAAGGGAGTCCAAAAAACGTGAGCAGGAACGCGCTGAGCGTGCTGAACGTGAACGAGATCAAATGTTACAATATATTCAGTCTTTAAATAATCCTCAAGTGCAACAACCTCAGCAGCAGCCAACACAGCAACAAAGGAATGCATTAGGACTTAGTGAAGATGACTTTGTAGAGCCTAAACATGTAAACCATATACATGATTCAGTTGAAGGATTACGTCAAGAGGTCAATGAGTGGAAAATGCGTAATGAAGAAACAACTGCTGACTTAAAATTGCGATCAGAGTTTAATGACTTTAATGATGTTGTAACTAGTAAAA